AATGTGGGATAAATACCCAGAACTTAGACCAGATTATGAAGAGTTTTTAGCAAAATCAGAAGCTATAGCTAAAATAGATGAAAGAATACTAAGAGAAGAAGCAAAAGAACAAGCAAAATTAGAAGCAGAAAGATTAGAAAAAGAAGAGGCAGAAAAGCAACGATTAGAAGAAGAAGCGAAGAAAGAAAAAGAAAGACTTAAAAAAATAGAAGAAAACAAAAAAATTGTAGAAAAACCTGCAATACAAGTACATGATTGAAATAATTATAATAGCTTATGCAGTTAGTATTACAGGTGGATTAATTATAATAGCTTTAGATTTATGAGTGACGATGTACCACTTAAAAAAAGCAACTGTATGGATGATTAGGATATATATTATATGGTCAATTTGTTTAGATATAAGTTTAATTGCAGGTCTTTTTTATTATTTCTTTGTTCTTTAGTAATATCTTTTAAATCTTTTGGTGTTGAAATAAACACTGGCAATATACTAGATAACTCTACTTTTGGCACAGGCACAACTTATACAACCGATAACTGGACTGTATCGAGTGGTACTAGTGGTCATAACTATATGGCGGCAGGTAATGGAAATAACCCCGGTGGTTCTGTTGCGGCAGAAGAAGATACTGAAATAAAACAAACTGTTTCATTATCCGAAAAGACTAATATGACTACCCAAGAAATACAGAATGGTTGGTCAAGTACAATAGGTGCAGATATTTGGTATTGGAATCAATATGACAACACTACTACACTTAAACAAACTATTACTGGTTCTGATGGCTCTGTCTCTACTCAACAAAGAGTTATACAAGATACAGGATGTGGAAGTATTAACTGTGGGTCTTTTACCAACTACACAGACACGCATATACAGGGTACGAACACACAAACAGATTTTGATATAGAAGTATCAGTAAAGAATACTAACAATAGAACTGGTCATTGGGGGCCGGATATAGATGATATTACATTAGGTATAAATTATACTTATATAAACCCTCTCGATGAAGGTACTCAAGATGTTATAGATGATATTGATGAAGATATCGTAGATATAATAGAAGATTTACCAGAAGATTTTGATTGGGATAATGATGAGTATGTTTGGGAAGATGAATATACTTGGGAAGAAGAAGAGTATACTTGGGAAGATGAGTATTCTTGGGAAGATGAATATATCATTATAGATGAAGGTTTTAACGATGATTTTTATTTCGAGGAGGAATTAGAAACAATAGATTTTGACATGGATGTGTTTGAAGAACCACCAATGTTTGAAGATTTTAACACAGAAGATATGCCTTCAATGGAAGAAATATTTTTTGAAGAAGAGTTTATGGAAGAACCTCCAATGATGACGGAGGAATTATTTACAGAAGAGTTTGAGGAGGACTTTACAAGTTTTATAGAAGAAACTGGAATGGAAGAAGAGTTTGAACAGTTTCTAGAAGAAGAAGGCATAACAGCAGAAGAGTTTTTTGAAGAGATAACTGAGGAGGAGTTCAATGATGAACTTACTGAGGAATCTTTTGATGAGTTTGAAGAACCAATGGAAGAAATCGCAACTAACGAAGAAAGCGTACCAGAGGTTATTGAAGAAAAAGAAGAGGCAATGGAAGAGCCTAGTAAAACAGAATCTATAGAGGAAGAAAAAGAAGTAGCAAGTAATGAACAATCTGAAACCAAATCTGAAGAAAAAACAGAATCCGATAGCAAAGGAACTGAGGAGTCCGAAGTATCAACAGAGGATGGTGGAGAGCAAGAAGATGTACAATCGGAAGGAAAAGGAGACCTTGACACCGACACAGATATTTCTACAACTGTTGCAAAAGTAGAAAGTAAATTAAAACAAAATTTAAAGAAAGTAGCAAAGCAAATAGCAGAAGCAACAAAACAGAATACAGAGAACTTATCGAAAGAGGATTTATTTTTTAAAAGTAATACTTTAAACGCCTATCTCAAAACTGATTTTTATAAATCAAAAGATATTTATACAGACACTAATCTAGATTTTTTTAATCAAATAGATTTAGGCGTTTATTCAAAAGATATTTACACAACTGTAAGTCTTAACAGTTATGTAAGTAATGACCCTGTAGAAGTACACAAAAAGAATTTAGAAAGAATTAACACAAAGAAAAGACAATTATTAGCTGAGTTGGAGGCATTAAAACAATGAATAACATGGTAACTAAATTAAGTTCAGTAGCCGCACTATTAGGTGTTGTAGGAGCAATTGGTGCAGGATTTGTACAATATGGCAAGGTAATGGCAAAGATAGATGAATTAGATAATCGTAAATCTGTTATTAATGAAACTGTAGATTTATCTCCACTTGAAGAAAGAATATCAGTATTAGAAGTAGATGTAATTGATAGAATTAACGCTGTAGAAGAACAAATTAAACCTACTGATTTAACAAAAGTATTTTCAGAAATAGGTAAAATTAGAGAGCAAATAGCTATGTTACCTAAACCTGCTAATACAAAACCTATTTATGATTCTCTTACAAAATTAGAAGAATATGCTTGGGAATTAGAAGAGGATATTGAAGAATTAAGCAAAGATGTTGCTATTGTTAAAAAAGAAAATGAACTTCAAGATATTCAAATTGAAGAAATTAAAGAACTTAGTAGTAATCCTCTAGGTGGATAATGAAAGTATCTGAACAAACCAATGTACAGATGCCCCTTAAAACGGTTGTCTCATTAATAACATTAGTTGCTGTCGGAACATGGGCCTACTTCGGCGTAATTGAAAGGCTAAATAATATTGAGACCCAAGGTAAGTTAATGTTATCTGATGTTGAAAAAAACACGGAATTTAGAATTAAATGGCCCAGAGGTGAAATGGGCAGTTTGCCTTCCGATAGTCAGCAGGATTTATTAATTGAATTTATAAGTTCTCAGCTTGAGCATATGCAAACAGAAATGGAAGGAATGATGAGCAATTCCGTAAATATAAAAAGAGCACAAACTGATATTGAAAAAATGTTACAGGATATAGAAAAGCTCAAAGACAAGGTAAGACAAAATGGAAGTAATTAGTATTATAGTAATGTTTTTGTTTGGTAATATGAATGATCAAGAAACACAAATGACACAATATATTCCCATGCAGTCACTATCATCATGCATGAAAGAAGTAAGATTAATAAAGAAAAAACAAACAGATTATACAAAAGATGCTTTTTGTGGGCCTGCTATTGTAGAAGTAAAAGATGGAGAAGTTATAGCATTATATAACAGTATTCCAGATGGAGCTACAATGGTTAAAAAAGATATAAGTAAAGAAGCCTTTGAGAGATGGACACTTAAAGCTAAAGAAAGATGGAACAAGGATAAAAGTGATTAAAATATGGTTTATGTTAATGTTAGTATCTATACCTAACGCACCTTCAATTAAATATAATGGATTTATATATACAAGTGAAGAAGATTGCCAAGTAGCAAGATATGAATTACACGAATCATACAATGAAAAATCTACAGAATATAAATCAGTAACATTAATAGATTCATATTGTGTAGAATTTGAAAGTTTTCCTATAGAAGGATTAAATAGAAGAGAAAAAGGAGCATAATAAAATGGCATCAACGTACACAACAAGATTACGTCTTGAAAAACAAGGTACAGGTGAAAATGCAAACACTTGGGGAGATAAGACTAATGATACATTTGATCTTATTGATGAGGCTATCTATGGATATGCTTCTAAAAGTGTAGCTGGATCATCTAATGTAACCTTAACAAATAGCAATGCTACAGCAGATGAATCACGTCAAAGTGTATTAGAATTTACTGGAACATTAACTGGAAATATTAATGTTTTATTACCAACAACAGAATCAAGATATATTGTTTATAACAATACGGCAGGTAGTTACACACTGACTGTAGCTACTACAGGAAACACAGGAACTGGAACTGCTGTTACTCAAGGATCTCATGCTTTAATGTATAGTAATGGAACTTTTGTAAAAGATGTATTTGCTCAAGGTATTAATAATCTTGTTTGTAAAGGAACTTTAAATGTTGCAGGTGCTGTTGAATTAGATGGTGGCAATGTAACAATTAATGAAAGTTCTGCTAGTGTAGACTTTAGAGTTGAATCAAATGGTAATACACATGCTTTATTTGTTGATGGTTCTGAAGACAAGGTTGGAATACTTAATAGTAGTCCTTCTGTTGCTTTAGATGTAACTGGAGCAGTCACAGCTTCTGGAACTGTAACAGGAAATTTATTTAGTGGTAGTGGACAAGATGTAACAAAAGTAGTTCCAGCAGGTGGAATTATTATGGCAGGATTTGCTGCTGAACCTACAAAATCTGATGGTTCTACAAAAAGATATTTATTATGTAATGGACAGGCTGTAAGTCGTTCAACTTACTCAGCATTATTTTCTGCTGTTAGTACAACATTTGGTAGTGGAGATGGATCATCTACATTTAACGTACCAGACATGTTAGGTCGTATGCCAATTGGTGCTGGAGCAGGTTCTGGTTTAACATCAAGAACTTTAGGTGCTAAAGTTGGTGCTGAAAACTTAGCTAGTGGTAGTAATATATCTTCTGGAAGCAATTATAGTTATGCAATTACAAACCCTGCTACAGGAGTAAACTTCTTTATTGCAACAGAAAAGTAATTATGCCAATTAACAAAATTCAATTTCAACCGGGTTTTGATAAACAAAACACTGAGATAACATCTAAAGGTAAATGGATTGATGGAGACAAAGTTCGTTTTCGTTATAACTTTCCAGAAAAAATAGGTGGTTGGGAAAAAGTTTCAACAACTACTTTTATTGGGGTTGCAAGAGCACAATTAGCTTGGAACTCATTAGATGGAACTGCATATGATTCTTTTGGAACTAATAAGAAATTATACATTTATAATGAAGGTAATTTTTTTGATGCTACACCAACTCGTTCATCTGCTGATATAACAAGTGTTTTTACCACATCAAGTGGATCGTCTATATTTACTGTAACTCATTCTTCGCATGGTGCTTCAGAAGGTGATTATGTCACTATATCAAGCACAAGTGCAAGTATAGGTGGTGTTTCTGCTTCTACAGTTGATGGAGAATATGAAATAGCATCTGTTCCTACAACTTCAACTTATACAATAGATGTTGGAACAAATGCTTCTTCTTCTGTTTCAACTACAGGAAACTGTTCTGTAGAATATGAAGTTACAGCAGGAAGAGATAAAGCATTATCTGGTTATGGATGGGGTACTGGAACTTGGGATTCATCAAATACTTGGGATACACCTAATACCTCTGCTTCAGTAACTATTTCTATGAGAAACTGGGCTTTAGATACTTGGGGTGAAGATTTAATTGCACTTGATATTGATGGTGGTGTTTTTGTTTGGGATACATCTGGTGGTGTATTAACTGCTTCTAATATAGCAACAGCTATAAGTAATGCTCCTACAAAATCTAAATTTTCTTTAGTATCAAATCCAGATAGACATTTAATATGTTTTGGTACTGAAACAACTATTGGAACTACATCAACGCAAGACCCAATGTTTATTAGATGGTCAGATCAAGATGATTATACTTCTTGGACTGCAACAGCTACAAACACAGCAGGTTCACAGCGTATAACAGATGGTAGTGAAATTGTTACTGCTGTTCGTACAAGAGGTCAAATACTTATATTAACAGACACTTCAGCACATGGTATGTCATTTATTGGTGCACCATTTACTTTTGGTTTTCAACAATTAGGATCTAATTGTGGAGCAATAAGTCCAAATTGTGCTG